ATTAGAGATTAATGATGTAAAACCAAAACAAATTGAAAAAGGTAAAAAAATATGATAATTAGAACATGGAGTTTAACATTGCAAAATATTCCATTTCTTATGAAATTTTTACAAGAATTAGATTTTGATAAGCGTTGGGAAATTGTAATAAAAGAAAAAGAAACAGATAGAACCCTTGAACAAAATTCTAGATTGTGGAAATTATATACATCAATAGGAAATTATACGGGATATACAAAAGACGAAGTTCATAATTTAATGAGATATAAATTTTTAAGAGAACAAAAAACGGTAAACGGTGAAACTTATGAAGTTATATTGAGCACAACTTCACTTAAAACTAAACAAATGGCACATTATCAAGAGCAAATAGAAATTTGGGCAACACAAATTGGCTGGTCTTGGGATGAATAAAGATGAAAAAAATCATTATGACAAGTTATCACAGCTTGGCTGTATTGTCTGTCTCAATCTTGGTTATGGCTTTTCTGCTCCTCATATTCACCATATACGACATGGAGCTGGAATGGGTAGAAAAAGCCATTGGAGCAACGCTATTCCTTTATGCCCTAATCATCATCAGCATGGTGGTTATGGAATTGCTTTACATGCTGGAATAAAAGAATTTGAAAAAAAATATGGAACAGAAACGAAACTTCTTGAAAAAGTAACTCAACTATTAACAACTAAGGATTAATTATGACTGAAAAACTTAAAATACATTATAAAAACATTGAGGATTTAATTCCTTATGCACGCAATAGCCGTATGCACAATGAAACTCAAGTTGCACAAATTGCAGCATCTATTAAAGAATTTGGTTGGCGCAATCCAGTTTTGGTTGACGGAAATAACGGAATCATAGCAGGTCACGGAAGGGTTTTGGCTGCTCGAAAATTAGGAATAACAGAAATACCTACAATTGATTGTTCCGACATGTCTGAAGCGCAGCGCAGAGCTTATGTTATCGCTGACAATAAAATAGCAATAAATGCAGAGTGGGATGCTGAAATGCTTATGCTTGAAATTGATGATTTAAAACTTCAAGGATTTGATATAAATTTATTGGCATTTGACCCTTCTGAATTGCAAGGAGTTAAAGAAATAGATTATTCAATTTTAGACGAAGATGATGTTTCGGATAAATTAGATGACATGATTGCTGGCGTGAGAAAAGCAATTCAAATTGAATTTGAACCTGAACATTATGAAGAAGCTCAAGAGCTTGTTAAATTTTGGCGCAATGAAGGTGCTTACATTGGATATATGATATTGCAATATTTAAAACAAGAAAAAGACAAATTATGAAAATACCAAATGACAATGGTATAGATTATAGATTAAATAAATTTGTTGAATATCAAAATGCAGTTCCGCCTGTTCACAGGAAAATACTCATTGAATATGCAAAACAAAAAAAATTAACATACGATGATATGATTTTGTTGTCTTGGTTAATGTCTAATACTTATCATGAATTAACAAGCATATTAATGTTTGAAGAAATAAAATACGATAATAATTTTTATTTTAATTTTAAAAATTGGTGGATTAAAAACAATCAAAGAGTTTTATTTGGTTCTGCCAAAAAATGGATTAAAATGAAAGATAGAATATTAGATGTTATTGATTTTTTTGTTAAAATTTATGGAAAACAGCCTTATCAATTTTTATTAAATGCGTTGTCTAAAGAAAATGACAAAAAGAAAAGATATGAATTAATTAAAAAAATAAATTCATCATGTAAAAATCATGGACGATTTTCTGAAGATTTATTTTTAGAAATATTAATTACATTTCAAAAAAATAACGAATTAAATTTAAATTTGGAGTCGGATGAAAAATTTGATTGGGAAAATTGCGACAATTTAACATCTGCTGTGTTTAATATTATTTATCAAGATGAGCTTGCTAATAAGTTTGATAAAAAACTTATAAAAAAATCAGAATTAGAAGTTTGGTATCCTGTTTTATTAAATACTGTAAAAACCATTGAACAAGCAATTGAAAATAAATATAAACAAAAAGTTGATATTCCGTTATTTATAACCAAATTATGTAGTTTTAGAAATTTATTTAAAAACAGCAGGTATGGCGGATATCATCATGACAGGCAATTAGAATACATTATTGAATACAACAAAATTTGGCCTGAAAAAAAAGAGCTTTGGAGAACAATATTAGAAATAAGATACAAAAGTTTTAATCACAATTTGTTAGGCGAACTTAATGGATGGAAAGGGATTAGAAAAGAAAGAAAAAAACTTTGGACTACTAAAGGCTTAACAGGAGTTGAATCGTTATGACAACCATATTGCTTATAGGTAATTGCGGAAGCGGTAAAACTTGGGTAATGAATAAAATTATAGAAGAATTTAAATTAAATAAAAAAGCCAAAATAGGAAAAGTTGTATTTCAAACAAACGATAAAATCTTTGTTCTTGGAAATTATGACAAAAGTACGTTTGAAGGTAGCGATAAATTAAGTATGGCTGTTATGAGCGATTGCGATTTGCTTAAAAAATTGCAAGAAAAATACAATTCAATTATCGTATGTGAAGGCGATAGATTTACTAACAGCACTTTTATAGCTAAATTTTCACCAACAATTGTAAAAATCATGGATGACGGTGAAGCTGGAAGAAAAAAAAGAAAATCAAATCAAAGTGAACGGCAATTAAAATCTATTCAAACAAGAGTTAATAACATTAAACACAATATTGAAGTTTTGGATAGTGACACAGCACTTTTAATTATAAAGAGAATGTTAAATGAAAATATTGCATCTTAAAAAACAACCGCACGATGTAAAAATAGGTCATGAATGTCCTGATTTGCAACCAAATGTTATTGAGGACACTATTTTTGTTGCCGACGGCGAACCCATTGGTTTTTATATTAAAAATATACCTGACAAATTAAAAAAATATGTAGAAATAGCAAACGCTGAATTTTTATCTGACCGAGTACCAAAAACAGTAATGAATCGTGGTCCAAAAAGCAAATGGTACATTGAAAAACTTGAAAAAGAAGGAAGGTTGCTTGTTGACCAATACAGCGCGATTATAGGCTCTTGTGCTCCAAGACCTCACATGAGGATGCCTTACCCTAGAATATCAACAATTCACAATGAAAAATCGGCTCAAACATTTATTAAAGCTATGTTGCTTGCTTGCAGAGAATCGGAAGAATTAATAAAAAAAATAATACCTAATGTTTATGACAAACAGTTAAAAACAATTGAAGAAAATGTGCCTCCTAAATTTAGATTTGGAAAGTTGTTTACAAGTTCTATTTCAAATTTTAACATTGCAGCTAATTATCATATCGACTCTGCTAACCTTAAGGATTGCGTAAATGTTATTATTGCAAAAAGAGAATTTGCTCGAGGTGGCAATACTACCGTTCCTGATTACGGTGCGACTGTTGATTCTAGCGACAATAGTATGCTTGTTTACCCTGCTTGGCGCAACGTTCATGGCGTTACTCCTATTGTTCCTCTTTCTGAAAAAGGCTATAGAAACTCTCTTGTATTTTATCCTTTAAAAGCATTTAATAATTATTGGGATAAATAATTGAAGTTGAAACATAAAATATGGTTAATTGTTTTAACTTTTCCTATATGGCTTCCTTTTGTAATTGTTTGGTTTTGGTTTCAAGATTTATACAATCATTGTAAAAAATGAGGTATAGTTACATAACAAATTGGGAGTAAACTATGTTTTTTGTATTGGGATTAGATTTACGTTCCATTTATTTAATTCCAACAATTGTAATTTATACTAAACGTAGTTCATTTGAAATAAGGTGGTTAATTTTGGCATTTGCATTTGGGTTTCATTCTAATGGCAAGAATTAGAAGTTCGTTGGCTAACATGGTTTCAAGTGTACCTGACCCTTTTGTTATTAAAAAAAACGGATGGCGAGAAAATAAAGTTGCAATCTTTACCGAAGAACAACTTGCCAAGCTGCCAAAAAACACGAGAGAAACCACATTAGCAGAAGCAATAAGAGAAGCTGCTAGATATTTATATGGTAATTGATGTAATCAGACTTAAAGAATGTCTTGAACTATGGGCTATATGGATGCGCCATGATGGTTCACGTTTAGGCTATCCGCAAAAATCTATGGGTATCTCTAGCGGTGGCGTAAATTGTTGGGATGACATTGGCGATGACTGCGACAACTACACAGTTCAAATCGTAGATGCAGCCATGACCAGCTTAACGCAATCAGGCAAAGGATTTATGGTAGATGCAATACAAATCTCTATTGGTCTGCTGCCTAATAACTGGAAATATCACTATCAATACGAAACTGCGCTTTCATTTGCCCACGATTATATGTGGCGAAAGCTAACAGTAGCTGGAGTAGTTTGATGAAACACATTGACGTTAATCTTAAAACGCTGCCCAAAGAACACCATCTACGCAATTTACCATTGATTGATATTGGCGCAATGTATTTACCAATGGACTCTAAAGTTTGGGCTTCAGTAAGAGATAATTACGGAATAGCCAAGCATAGTTTTAACCATTTAGGTGATTCATGGACTATGTGGGATATGTGGCGAGCCACGATAGACCCTTATGATTGTGATGAACCGCAAAAAACGGAGTGGTAATGGCTACTAAAAAAGTTTACGCATTACTTGATGATAAAGGTCAGCCAGTTAGATACTTTGATTATCCTGCTGACGGCACTATTGAAATCAAAGAACCAAAATATATAGTGGATTGGAATAACTACGAGGAGTGCTTGCTATGACTAAAGACGAAGCATTAAAAATACCAAAGCAATTAAAATATTGGGCTGAACGTCATGGCATTAAACAACAGAGAGATATTAAATGCGTATTTAAAAGTAAAAATCGTCATTGGAGAATTAATTGTTATAACGAATTTCAAATGTCAGAAACTTTTGTTACTTTTGACAGATGGGCAAATAGTTTAATTGCAACTGTTCCGTTGCCAAAAACACAAGCGGAATTTGATGAAGCAATTATTTATATGAAAAAACAAGCAATATTATGGAAAATGGCTAAAAATGCACAAGAATTAGGATTAGATTATGACTAAAGACGAAGCATTACACAAAGCATTAAAAGTTTTAAATTGTTTAAACAACAACAGAGTATATGAAACTGCTTGGGTAAAAGGCGCAATCAATGCGTGTGAAGAAGCACTAGAACAACCAACAGTCGCAGAGTTAAACAATGAATACTTGCGTGATACCAATGTGATTGGATTAGAACAACCAGCGCAAGAACCTGTGGGTTGGATTAGTGTTGAAGATAAATTGCCATCAGTTTTAGATATTGTTTTAGTTTATGGAAAACATAAATTAGAAAAATCAAGAAGTGGTAATTACGATTTAGTTGATACTGCCACATATTATGATTGGAGTTGGCAAAAGAATGGCTCAAAAGGTTGGTATTGTCCAAGACTTACATCAGATTATTATGAAGTTACTTACTGGATGCCTTTGCCTAAATATCCACTTTACACCCACCCTCATCAATGGGTCGGATTAACGGAAAAAGAAATAAGGAAATTAACCTTTGATGGTTTTTTAGATGAATACGATAAGGTATTTGCCAATGCTATTGAACAAGCATTAAAGGAAAAGAATCATGTGCAATGAGAAAACCTATCATTGGTATGATATGGAGCAAGAGATTTTAAAATGCTGGAATGTAGTTGACGACTTCAAACTATTAGCCAAACAGGTAAATAATGGTTCAGACTTTACCGCAACACTTGAAGGCGCTGCAGAACTATATCACTATCGCTTTGAGAGATTGTGGGAGTCATACGAGTTGACATTAAAGGAAAAGAATGCTAGTAACACTTAAAGATTACATATTATGTTACTCACCAGCTTACTTGCTAGGTGTTGCAACGGGATTGCTGTTAGCTGTAACGTTACGCACTACACCAAACAAAACTACTTTATGGCGTAAAAATCATGGATAAATATTTTAATCAAACTATTGACATATCCTGTGGATATGATAACTTAACGGTGGGCGAAGTCACGCCTATACAAAACGTAGGTCAAATCTAACCTATGGCATCAAAAGTAATTACTCAAGACACTATTAATGCAATCCAAGCCGATTGGAAAACAGGTGCTTTTGTTCAAAGAGATTTAGCTTATAAATATAAAGTAAGCGTAGGTGTTATTAATAAACACACTAAAGGCTTAGAGAAATCTAACGAGAATTTGGTGAACACAATTGTTCAATCAGAACAGGCACTTGGAAAACTTGATGAACATTCCGTGAACGCAGTCAAAGAAGTAGTCGATAAAAGAGTTCAAAGACTAAACTTCTTAGACAATGCAGCAATGAAAAATGTATCAGATGCAATGCAAGCAAAATGCGTTGACCAGCAAGATTTTAAACATAGGGCAGATACAATCCTAAAGGCTAGGGATGTAATCGAACCTAAAAATGCAATAGTTCAAGTTAATACTCAAGTAAATAATACTCCTTTAACTCCTGATAGATTTGAAGAGATAGCTCAAAGATTATTGAGAGAAGTATGAGAGAGCATACTCGTGAAGAAATCGAGTCTGCTGCTAAGTTAGCTAGAACAGACTTTTACTTTTATAGTCGCTGGATGTTTTTACAGCAGCGTGGGTATTATTGGTTACAGTCAGACCATCATAAAACTATATGCGATGCTTTAATGGAAGTTTATAGGGGCGAATGTAAACGTCTTATTATTAATATTCCACCTCGTTATTCAAAAACAGAATTAGCAATTAAAAACTTTATATCTTGGACTTTAGGTCATTGTCCTGATAGTGAATATATTTATACGAGTTATTCAGCAAGACTAGCAAGTAACTTTTCTTGGCAAACACGAGAAATTGTAGATAGCAATGAATATCGTGAGATATTTCCTAATACAATTTTGCAAAGTGACAGTAAAGCAAAAGATGAATGGCGCACTACTGCTAATGGATTAGTTTATTCAGTCGGTGCTGGTGGTTCAATTACTGGCTATGGTGCTGGTAAACATAGAGCAGGATTTGGCGGTGCAATTCTTATCGATGACCCTCATAAAGCAGATGAAGCTCGTTCAGATGTAATGCGTGAGAATGTTATTGATTGGTTTCAAAACACGCTAGAAAGTCGTAAGAATAGCCCCGATACTCCAATAATTCTTATTATGCAAAGATTGCATGAAGAAGATTTATCAGGCTGGCTTCTTAATGGCGGTAATGGCGAAAAATGGAAACATATCTGCTTACCTGCTATCAAAGAGGATGGAACAGCACTATGGGAAGCTAAACATACCATAGAAGATTTAAAACGAATGGAAGATGCTAGTCCATACGTATTTGCTGGTCAGTATATGCAAAGACCAGCACCAGCAGAAGGCGGTATATTTAAGCCCGACCAAATAACTATCATTGATGACTTACCTGCTGGCGAGATTAAATGGTGTAGAGGTTGGGATTTGGCTTCAACTGTTGATGGCGATTGGACTGCTGGCGCAAAGATTGGAAGATTGCCTGATGGGCGATTTATCATAGCTGACATGGTTCGGTTACGAGATGGTCCTGATAAACGAGATGCTGCCATTAAAAACACTGCTTCATTAGACGGACGCAGCGTAAAGATTTCAATACCACAAGACCCTGGTCAAGCTGGTAAAACACAAGTTATATACCTGACTAGAGAGTTAGCTGGATATAATGTGAAAAGCTCACCTGAAAGCGGTGACAAAATTACTAGAGCTGAACCTTTAGGCTCACAAGTAAATATCGGTAATGTTATGATGCTCAGGGGCGAATGGAACGCTTCACTCATTAATGAGATGCGAATGTTTCCTAACGGTTCTAATGATGACCAAATTGATGCGTTGTCAAGAGCATTTAGCGAAGTAATGGTACCAAGACGAAGTTTCTTTGGATAGAGGATTATTAATGTCAATTTTAGATTGGTTTAGAGGCGAGAAAGAAGAAGTCAAGAAGGCGGAAGATGCGCCTAAGGCTATCGCTCGCAAAAGTCTATTCGGCACTCATGCTGGGGACATTGAAAGCTCAAGCAACATTAAAGATTATGTAGCTAACAAATTTGCTGCATTAAAATCACAGCAACCAATATTTGACCCGTCAGTTACTGGCATGGCGATGGATGATAGCTCTAATGGCGTTCCATCATTCAAGATGTATACTGCTGGCAATAACTCTGTATCTGACGCTGTAGTCTATTGGTATTCATCTCAAGGCTTCATTGGCGCACAGCTTTGCGGTATCTTGGCTCAAAATTGGCTTGTCAACAAAGCCTGTGCAATGCCTGGCGATGATGCAATCCGTAAAGGTTACAACGTAGTATCTATTGACGGTGACGAACTAGACGAAGAAGCTGTAAAGATTATTAAATCTTATGACCGTTCAATGCGCCTCACATGGAACATGCGAGAGTTTATCCGCAAAGGTCGTATCTTTGGCGTTCGTGTTGCAATGTTCAAAGTTCAATCAACTGACCCTGAATACTATGAAAAGCCTTTTAATATTGATGGCGTCACTGCTAATAGTTATAAAGGGATTGTGCAAGTTGACCCGTATTGGTGCGCCCCTATGTTGGATGGAGCTGCTGCTAGTCAGCCTGATACTTTACATTTCTACGAGCCAACTTGGTGGATAATCAACGGTAAGAAAGTTCATCGTTCACACTTAATCATATTCCGTCATGCGGAACCTGTGGACGTATTGAAGCCTCAATACATTTATGGTGGTGTTCCACTCACTCAACAAATCATGGAACGTGTTTATGCTGCCGAACGTGTAGCTAACGAAGCTCCGCAATTAGCCATGTCTAAACGTACAACTGTTTGGTTGACTGACATGGAAGCTGCAATGTCAAACACCGAACAAGCTGTTGGTCGTTTGAATTATTGGGCGCAAATGCGTGACAATTACGGTATTAAACTAGGCGATAAAGAAGGTGACGAGTTTCAACAATTCGATACATCACTAGCCGATTTTGACCAATTGATTATGACTCAATACCAATTGGTTGCTGCTATTGCTGGCGTACCTGCTACTAAGTTAATCGGTACAACGCCAAAAGGCTTTAATTCAACGGGTGAATACGAAGAAGCCTCTTACCATGAATTACTTGAATCTATCCAAACGCATGACCTTACTCCATTGGCAGAACGTCATCACCAATTAGTCATTAAATCATTTGTAGAGCCACAGCTTAAAAAGAAAATTAATGTCGAAACAACATTGAATTGGTTGCCACTTGATACACCAACTGCTGAAGAATTGGCAAGAACTAACCTTGCTAAAGCGCAAGTAGGCGCAGCATTGATTGAAGTAGGCGCAATTTCAAGCGAAGAAGAACGTCAGCGTGTAGCGACTGACAAGACAAGTGGCTACAACGAAATTGGCATTATGGAAGAAGAATCACTTGAAGGTGAAGAATTAGCCGAACGTGATTATCTAAAAGCTGAAGATACCGCACCAAAAGTAACAAGTCGTGCAAAAAAAATTATCCAAAAATAATATAATCGGTTCTGCTTTACGTCCTAATGTTGGGATTTCAACTGATTACGCAAAGCCTATTGTCAATGAACTAGGATTGATGTTTCGTGACGTTCAAAGAGAGTTGAAAAAGACTTTTAACGAGAATCATTACGGACAAGCAATGGATGCTTCATTGGCAAGTCAATCCCGTATCTTGCTCAATTGGTTATTAAGAAAATGGCAGCCTAGATTTGATGAGATTGCCAAGAGTGCGACTGAGCGTATGATTCAGCGTACTATAAAGAACTCAACGATTACATTGCGTAATTCGTTAAAAGAAGCATTACCTGATTTGAGCATAGATACTTCATTTTCTAATGAACAATTACAAGAGGTCATCAAGGCAAGCACATTAGAGGCTGCAAACTTGATTAAAATCATACCTTATAAGTTCTTGAATGAAGTGCAAAGTCAGGTAATGCGCTCCATTACAACAGGCAAAGGGATGGAAGATTTAGTTCCTTTCCTAACGAAGAAATATAAAGGCAACGTAAGACACGCAAGGCTTGTTGCTTTAGACCAAACACGCAAGGCTTTTCAATCTATTAACACGACAAGGTTAAAAGCCATTGGCGTTAAAAAGTTTATTTGGATTCATTCGGGCGGTGGTAAAGAGCCTCGTGAATTGCATATAAGAATGAGTGGGAACGAGTATTCTTTCGATAACCCGCCATTCATTGGAGTGATGTACGGAAGTGATGTTCATGGGCTTCCTGGTGACTTACCCAATTGTCGTTGTATCTGCAAGCCCGTTATTAACTTTGATTTAGAGGATTAAACATGAAAGATAAATTAAACGCTGTTGAATCAGCAAACGCTTCTATCAGCTCTTTAGCTGTTATGGGTGAGTCTTGCCAAGCTGAAGGTGTTTACACTTTCAAGTGCTTTGAATACGAAGGTGGTCCATTGCTATGGGAAGATACCGTACACAATGTAGTTGCAACCGTTGGTAAAAACTTAATGCTTCAAACAGCATTGACAGGTTCTGCTTATACCGTAGTTGGTCCATACATGGGTTTAATTTCATCTGTATCATATACAACAGGTCCTGTTGCTGGCGATACAATGGCTTCACATAGCGGATGGACTGAAGCTGGTACAACTAATGCTCCAACATTCTCAGCTCGTGTTGCTCCTAGCTTTGGTACTGCTTCTGCTGGTGCTATTTCTACTGCTTCTGCCGTAACATTTACAATGACAAGCACAGGCACATTAAAAGGCGCATTTATTGTTTATGGTACTGGTGCAGTAACTACTATTTTAAGCACCGCAGGTACATTGCTTTCTGCTGGCTTGTTTACTGGTGGCGACCAACCTGTTAATACTGGTAACGTAGTTCAAGTTACTTATTCATTAAGCCTATAAGGATAAAATCATGGAATTAAAAAACGGTCAATCAGTAACACAAATTCTTCCAGCTCCAATTCAAGGAACAGTAGAAGGTTTTGCTTTTGATTCATCAACAGGTGAAATTACTGTTTTGGTAACCTATGTTGATTCAGATGGCGAAACGCAACAACGCTATTTCAAACAATCAGAATTAGCTGCTGCTTAATAAATGGCGACACGATATTGGGTTGGCGGAAGTGGTA